AAGTGGTTCCTTGTAGTCCTTAACAGCCATCTCAACAAGGGGAGGTGGGAATGGATGTGCAGGTACAGCAAGATTGGAGAGACAATTCTGCCATCCAAACCAATCAGGATTCATTTTCGGTCCTTGGTAAATGTTAGGCACACCACACACATCAGTGATATGCTCACTAATAGGTGTAACCTTAACATCACTCTTGCTCACCGCCCTTCCCGGGCACGAACCATAGTACTCGACTTGTGAATTCTCAGGCATATAATTCAATGCACTCTTTTTATGGAGTGGATTAGACTTTAATACCTGCACACCGAGTACTTCAGTTCGAAAGACACCTGCTTCACCCGAGAGGATAACTCCTTCCATGGATCTAAGCTCCTCAAACGCTCGGAAGAGCTGTTGCTGTGTCAAACTCCCATACACACCTACCGGTGTGCCAGCTGTACCACCTAGGTGGACTCCCAGAATGACACTACCATTGGTCTCTGATACCAAGGTTGCGCCACACAAACCGTCAAAGGTATTCATGGTGAAGTTCTTATACCCACCACCAATAAACTGTTTGCACGTTCGCACTAAACCTGGCTGAGTCAAACCCTTGGCAACAATCATCTCGCCATCAATATTCCTCCACTTAAGCAGGAAAGGTACTGAGGGCATATCACCAGTGGGAAAGAAATTCACAAGATTCTTGAACGATCCACCTGTCGAGATATAACAAACACGTAGGTCAGTTCCATGCACAAGATGCGTGAACTTCTTGTGCAAGACTGCCGCGAATTTGCCGCCCGATGCATTAGGATTGCGCTTCCGAAATGTACAACGCAAGTGCTCGCCAAACTCATTGAAATAGTGGTCAGGCATAAGAATGACGTTAGAAGACAACATCAATCCATTCACCATGCCATTTCCAGAATCTGCGTGAATTGATCCATACACCAGAGCTTTGTCAATGACATCGCCTAAGTGTTTTGGGGACATACGTTTCGAGTAGTCAGATATGGGAAGATCCCTCACCGCAACTGAAGTCCAAACATTCTCTTCACTATCACGTGCTACAACTTCTTGCTTGGTTTTTGGCTCAAGAGACCCTTGGGTTCTATGTTCGTTGTCACGATAAGCTCTATAGGCACGAGCCAAACCATAAATGGCGGCAATACCCACAGAAAAACCGCAGATGTACTTCGCGTATTGATCACGGTACTTCCGCAAGATGGGTGCAATATCCAAGTTATCACCTTTCAATTTCTCGTACAATTCGGTCTCAACACGATCCACAAGCGTGCGTTGTGTTGCCAAATAACGAGCCATAGAAAAGCTAGCCAACAAAGTGCCCCAAAAATTCGGAAGGTACA